ACAGGTAAAGATAATCTATCTTCTCTCATGTCTACAGCTAAGGCTAACAACATGGACAGTGCATTAGATTTCCTTAAAGATCTTAAGCGTCTGTCTGCTATATCAAGTTACCTATCCTCATTCGTTGAGGGTATATCAGTGCATACAAAGGATGATGGGGTGCTTCACGTAGGCCTTACCCAGCACATCACTAGTACTGGTAGGTTCTCTGGACGCAACCCTAACATGCAGAACATGCCACGTGGTGGTACATTCCCTGTTAAGAAAGTGTTCGTGTCTCGTTGGGATGGTGGGTACATAATGGAAGCCGACTTTGCCCAGCTAGAATTTCGTGTAGCAGCATACCTCAGTCAGGATACGTTAGCTATGACAGAGATCAGCACAGGGTTCGATGTACACAGCTATACTGCAAAGGTTATCACTGATGCAGGGCAGAGAACTACCCGTCAGGAAGCTAAGGAGCACACCTTCGCCCCACTCTTCGGCGCTACAGGTTATGGGCGTAGCCCAGCAGAGGCAGCGTACTACCATCACTTCATTGAGAAGTACGAGGGTATTGCTGCATGGCATAAGAAGTTAGGTGACGCTGCCATACGTTACCAGAAGATTACTAATGAGGGGGGCAGGCAGTACGCTTTCCCCGGTACAGAGAGGAGGCCAAACGGACTACCAACAAACTTTACTATGATAAAGAACTACCCAGTGCAGGGGTTTGCTACTGGAGATATCGTACCTGTCGTGCTGGTTGAGATGGAGAGTAGGCTCATGCCTATGCGGTCTAAGCTGGTCAACAGTGTACATGATTCAATGGTCATAGACATACACCCTTACGAGAAGGATCAGATAATAGAGATCATTAACTCCATGAACATGGACCTACATCAAATCATCTACGACAACTACAAAGTTAAGATGAATATTCCATTACTTTTAGAGGCAAAAATCGGGCCTAACTGGCTTGACACCAAGGACGTATGAGGTTATAACTTACCTTCCCTAACAATAAACATATCAAAGGATAATAATTATGAACACAGAAGTAGCACTTAGTGTAGAGGGTATGTCCCTAGCTGAAGCAATGGGCATCAACACTGGTGGGGGTGGTACATCCTCTCACTCTACACTAGCACGAGTGAATCAAATCCACTCAGCGTTAACTGTAACAGACAATGATGGAGATGAGCACATCAAGGTTCCTGTTGGTGCCTATAAGATTACTATGGCTGATGGTGAGATACTGTACAGTAAGACACTATCAGTACGTATCTTCTCACAACGTCACCAGTGGCAACGATGGGATGCTGATAGTAAGACTATGCATAAGACATTGCTGGCACCCAACCTTAACGTAGACCTAAAGGATACTACGGGTGGCTTTAATCTTGGGCGTCCATCAGGTTACATCAAAGACTTTCAATCCTTACCTGAGGAAATGAAGAGTATCATTCGTGGCGTCAAGCGAGTACGAGTAATGCTTGGTGTACTTAAATTGGAAAAACCTACTGATGATATGGGTAACCCTATCACTGATGCAGGGCATGAACTTCCATTCGTAATGGATGTGAAGAACAATGAATCCATGAAGGCTGTTGATGCAGCCATTAGTCAGATCGTAAGCAAGAAGCTTACCCCTGTCGAGCATACCCTTAAGTTAGGTAGTGCTAAGCGTGACCTCCCATCAGGTGGTAAGTACGCTATCATTGTACCTTCCTTGGGTGAGCAAGTACCCTATGGTATAACGGATAGTGAAATCTTGAAAGACTTCATTGAATGGATCAAAGGCACTAACAATTGGATCGAAGGTAAGCATGATGAAGGGTCTATAGGTAATCTGTCTGATGCTGATGCTGCAATGGTAGGGTCTATCGTAGAAGTACGAGAGTTCGAGGGATGATACACCCCGCTGAGATATCAGTACACGCATTCTTGCGGTCAGCTATCAATGGCACGGCAAGCATGAGTGAAGAAGTAATACAGCAAGTAGCCACGGATGTGGCTGCTGCACTCAACAAGCAGTTCAATGGTGGGCCTCGTGATGAGTTCCGTCTACGTATGTCAAACATTGGCAGGCCTAGATGCCAGCTGTGGTTCTCTAAGAACAACCCTGATACAGATGTACAGAAGCCTACCTCCTTCATGCTCAACATGCTGATGGGAGATTGGACTGAGGCTATGTTCAAGGGGGTACTACGTGCAGCTGGTGTTGACTTTGGGGACAACGATAAGGTTGCCCTTAAGGTTGGTGATGTTACTATCAACGGTGAGTATGACATGGTGCTGGATGGTAAGGTAGATGATGTTAAATCTACTACGCCATACGGTTACGACAACAAGTTTGCCAGCTATGATTCACTCGCATACTCTGATGACTTCGGTTATGTATCTCAACTTATTGGATACGCTGTTGCATCAGGTAAGGATGTTGGTGGATGGTGGGTCATCAATAAAGTGAATGGGCAATTCAAATATGTAACAGCTGAGACTGCTGATGTTGAAGAGGTGATGGCCTCTATCAAAGGTACAGTTGACTACATAAATAATGATGAGCCATTTGAGCGTTGCTTTGAGGCAGTGCCAGAGACATTCAGAAAGAAAGCTAGTGGTAACCTTAAGCTTTGTAAGACTTGCTCATGGTGTGATCACAAAAAGAAATGCTGGCCTGAACTAAAAGAACTACCCTCTAAGGTGTACACAGGGAGTAAAGCACCGCCTATGGTAGAATACATCTATGCCGAAAACTAAGCGGTATCACGCTAAAGGTAAGTACAAGAGTGGGTTAGAGAAAGATACTGCTCTTGTGCTTGCTAAGTGTCAGAAGGCTGTTCGCTATGAGCAGCTAAAGATAGAGTGGGAAGACTTACACTATCGCACTTACACCCCTGACTTTCAATTAGACAATGGCATCTTGATTGAGACAAAAGGTATCTTTGATTCTGATGATAGAAATAAACATATAGAAGTACGTAAGCAGCACCCTGAGTTAGACATAAGGTTTGTATTTAGTAACGCTAAGGCTAAGCTTTACAAGGGTGCTAAGTCTACGTACTCAGATTGGTGTGATAAGAAAGGGTTTACTTGGGCACACAGGGTTATACCTGAGGATTGGCTTAAAGAAACAGGGGATGTTGTTAAAGTAGATCGTATCTCCCTTAAGTATGAGAAGATAAAACGATGACGTATGAGTTAGGAGATGATGAAGTTGCTTTTATTATACGGCCCACTAGCAAGGGTTCATTAGAAGGATGGGATGGTACTGTAACTACAGGCATAGCAGTAGGTAGTAACTTCTGTTACTCTGATGATGTACTGCATGACTTGGTTTATATAGCCACCTTATGTAGTGCCTTCTTAGATTTGATGGAGTCAGATGAAGAGGTCATGGAAATGGTTGTTGATCATAGGCGCAACCTAATGATGGAAGAACTTTCTAGGCGACAAGAAGAAGATAAGCCTTTACAAGAGTTGAAAGGTGAGGTAATAAACTTCAACGCTTATACCAAAACAAAGGGGAACGCATGAGAGATCACGAGCCACTACCACACACAGAGTATGTAGATGATCAGCATCCTGAGGGATTCGATTCAGTCAAACGTCCAGCCCACTACAACATGGGTGGCATTGAGTGTATCGACTACATCAAACAGGTACTAGGATTAGATGGCTTCATTGCATACTGCCACGGTAACTTCCTCAAGTACCAACACAGATACCGTTACAAGCAGAAGCCTGTGGAAGATATGCAGAAGGCAGAGTGGTACTTACATAAGATGAATGAAGCGCTTTCGGAGAAACATAGATGAAAGATAAGACCTTCAGTGTATCGTTTCTTATTCATGTAGATAAGAAGAATAATATCTTAGGTGCGTATGATGATGCACATGAGGATGACATCCATGATCTTATTACAGATACGTTCTATGATATAGATGATGTTAAGGTTGATAACATAAGAGTGAAGGAGAGAGACACGTGATTACACAAGATGACATAGATGCCTTCAGCACAGTGGCTGTAAGTCCAATGGAGTATTCCTACTGGGTAGAAGATAAGATTATTACACAGGGTCAGACACGCCTAGTAGAGAATACACTTGGGCTAGTAGGCGAGGCAGGTGAGGTAGCTGAGAAGATTAAGAAATACCTACGAGACAACACTAAGGTAAGTCAGAAAGAAATTGTTAAGGAACTAGGTGACGTAATCTTCTACGCAACAGCCTTAGCTAATTACTTTTACAGTAACTTACCTGAGGTAATGGAAGTTAATATGGACAAACTTAATGACCGTGCTAAACGAGGCGTAATTAAAGGAGAGGGTGACAATCGATGAATAACTACCTACCAACAGACTATCAATCTTTTATCCATAAGTCACGTTACGCACGGTGGCTAGACAAGGAAGGTAGGCGTGAGTCATGGGGCGAGACTGTATCTCGTTACATGGATAACATCGTGCGCCCTGTTACAGGAGATGATACATACATCAAGCAGATTGAAGAGGCTATCCTGTCACTAGAGGTCATGCCTTCTATGCGTAGCCTTATGACAGCTGGGCCAGCTGCAGCACGTGACAACATCAGTATGTACAACTGTTCATACCTAGCCGTAGATGACCTTAAATCCTTCGATGAGGCTATGTTCGTCCTCCTTTGCGGAA